TTTTCCCAATACCTAATCCAATAGACTACTTTTTCTTCATCTGCTTCATTGTAGAAGGTTACAACGCCGTCTGTATTGGCTGATACAACTTCAATTCCATTGCACTCAAACATTTCAGCTAGCATTAAAATAGAAAGCTGACCAGTCAAATTCATTTGAAGGGTGTTAGCTGGCCCGTACATTGTCGAGAACACATCACTGAATTTTCCTGATACTCCATTCAAGAAAATTTTTAAACCTTTGTCCTTTGTAAATTGTTTATTCTTTTTAGCTTCTACTCGCTGATCTTTAAAGCCTTTATAGACGACTAGAAAGTTTGCTCCCATGGCTGGAGGGTACAAACCCATATTAATAATAGCATTAGGATAATAGCTTGTAACATCAATATCTTTTAACTTACCGCCATTCTCAGCATCATAGGTTTTGCACTTATCCTTGGAATGCAATCCACCAATTCCGACACTAAACCAATTGTTGCCGACTTTCACAGGCTCCTCAAGCTCCGGAGGCGATATGATTTTTCCCGTATCACCTATGACAAAATTGGCTCGTTTAATTCTAAGCAACAAATCTTGCAGAGGTTTGGTAGCGTAACTGAGGAATGTGGGCACAGAGTATTTGTAAACAGTTCCAGCTTCAATAGTAACTCTCTTAACCCATCGCTTGTTAGCTTTTCCGACTTCTTGAGAGATCACAGCCTCAGCCATCTGAGCGTCACTTTTGCTCATCAGGTCTAAATTATATTCAATAGATATACTCTCTCTTAGCTGCAAGCGTTCTTTACAAAAATGAAATATTTGCTCGGTGACGTCTAGATCATTACAATTATACTCTTGAACGATTGGAATTTGCCAATCAGCTAGCGGAATGTTTTCAGGAAATGGTAATTCCTGAATTCGTTTTGAATGCAGTCTAGCGCCATATAATTTAAGACTGCCTTTAAGAGGGCACACGTTGATAAGATCGATGTGTTGACGTGGTTGAAGCTTATAGATTTCAAAACCGAATTCCTTTGCTATCTCGTTCGGCCGCTTGCCTGATAGAATGAGAGCATTGGCGACATCTTTTAAAAACAATGGGTGGCGGTTTACATAGCTCGCCCACAACATAGGTAAATCAAAAGAAATCGAATTGAAACCAACACTCCTAAAGCTGTTGATAATCCAGCTAATGAAATGAGGGTTAAATTCTCCATCAAGCTTAAGATACTTTCCAGATTGGACATGCTTAAAGCCCATCATATGATAGTTTGGAAAATACTCGCCGTCTAGGATAATATCTCCTCCAGCAGCATCTCGCAATTCATTCTCAGTCATATAGACGCGAGGCAGTGTGGGGCGAGGCGTGTACGGTTTTAAGTTCACACCTTTGCCGATTACTATCTTTCCATCGTCATCTAATCTCATTGCAAAATGTCGTTCCAAGACAAATTACCGTGATTGTTGATCATCGCTATCTTCTTTTTGGCTCTAAAATCTCTATGATACTGCCGTTTGATCTCTTTGCATTCAACACATATGCATTTTCTGCCCCATGCGTGTTTCCATTTAGAATTGGCTCGATTGACAATTGCTGCCGCTTTCGTCGCATTCAGCGGAACTTTTCCTTTTTGTCGTATAGATTGAGCTGTTCGAACTTCAATGCTTCTCGTCTTTCCTATATTTGACTTTCTTATTTTTTCTATCGTCTCCGCGCTTAATTTCTTACCAGCGCCATATGATAAGCCATTGTTATTGTTTGCTTTTGTTCTTAAATTATAACCACAACTTCTATTAAAACATTTTGTATAGTTTATCCAAAACTGTTCTCGTTTTTCAAGATCTCTGTGATCATCAACAATCTCTAAAATCTCAAAACTAAAATTAGATTCTCCATACTTGTTCCAAGCGCTTTGTAGATAAGAATTGTCATGGATATTATTTTTAAGCATGTGTCTGTGAACACCAAATCTTCGCTTAATGTATGTGGCGCTACCTACATATACTTTGCGGCTAGCCAAATTAAAAATTTGATACACACCACCCAATCTTGATCTGTTTCTTTCTCTCATCTCAAACTCTGCCAGCTATGGCTCCCCTACAATTTTTTCCAAAAAATAACGTCATTTTATGATTACTGTGAGGCACTAAAAAATCAACTGTTTTGATTAATGGCTCAATCATTTTGAGTTGTTTAATATTCAGCACTGGCCCTTTTGGTAGTCCATAAACATCATAACTCGCTCCTTTTAAATCTTCCTCGTGTGAGCGCATGACATTACTATCAAAATAGACAAAGCCTGTTTCTGAAAACTTCTCTAGCGCTTTTACTCCAGTATAGAAATTCTCAGGTATAGGCCATGGGCTAGCTTTCTTATCTAGAATAGTACCAACATCGGGCCACTTCTCATTGAAGAATTGCGTTTTAATCCAAGACCCATCTTCATAATAGAATGTGCAACTAGATTTGCTTAATCCAAATTGAGCTAACTTTTTCGGATTAGAAATTAAAGGCTTGATTAGAGCCTTGGGTAAAGCTAACATCGGAGGCAAGTCTATTCCATGCCATGCCTGTATTAGCACTAACCTATCCGTTGAAATGCAGGTTCCGTTATGGATTAAAACGGAGGCTGTCACCACACTTCCCTCATCTAAGGCCAGAGGCGCAACCAAACTCAATGAGTGCTTAAATGCGTCGGAAATTAAAGCGCATGGCGGGTCTGGAAAGGCTGGCTGAAGTTCCGTCAAGGCGAGACAAGGAACCAAGGCTTTGAACTTGTCAGACTTGATTAATAAATTATGCTCGTTTTGAGTGATAGAGAAACCTTGCCCACACTTAGACAGAGCTTCTTTCAGCAATAGTCCATTAGGACAAGTCGCTAAATCCTCTTTAATCGGCTCTCCCATCGCAATTACACCATTAAACGCAACAGCCCATCCGTTACGTAATGAGATATGAGTTTCTAATACAGAGCCTTCATCCTTCTGAATTAGGGATAACTGGCGGATTGTATTTAGAAGCGGACTATCTGTCTTAGCTTGTGACTTTCGCGGGCGCATTTTTTCTAATGCCATTTCGTTGCATTAATCTGCGAATAGTTGAGTAGTCTCGATTAAATCTAACAGCTAAGCCATAGAGAGTTTCACCATTTATGCGTCGTTCTATGGCGTCGCGTTGTTCTGCCTCTGTCATATAAGCAGGATTGAGACTTTCACCACAATGAGGGCAAAGCTTAGCAGAGCGGCCTACTAGAGGCATTTAATACATTCCTCGATTGTATCATATCGTGTAGCAAATGAATGAAATACGCTTTCTATTCCACCTACATTGATTAATTTTTTACCTTTAGCAAAAGCATATCCTGCTTCCCAATGCCTTCCGCCTCCTGTAAATAGATCGCCACGGTTGAGCGTTTTAGAAATTACAATATCTGAAATTTCGATGTCAGCTATATCAATTCCTGCCGCATTTCTAGCTTGTAACGTTTCTGTCTTTTCATCTAGCCAACGCGATGTTACAATATGACCAGCATTATGCAAGAGCCTACGCCACTCGCGCATAAGCACTTGCTCTTTGAATTGTGCTGCTAGATAGATTTTCATATTTTTACTTTCAAACCTTGCTTTTCGGAAGTCTCATTGAATTTATTTATTACTGCTTCAGCTAGGTCTATTCCCTCATGAGCAGCAAGTAAATCAACACAAATGACAATATCGGCTAGCTCTTTAGCTAGCATCTCTTTGGTTGCTCTAGAGCCTTTAATTCCTAAGCGCTCTCGCTCTAGCTTTTTCACGACATTAGAAGCTTTACCACCAGCAGCAGCTATTGCAGTAGAATAACCTAAAGTATCTAAAACAATTTCTATAGCTTCTCCAATTTCACCACTAAGCTCATTACCTTTAAAAGAAGTAGTTAGCTGATTATTAGTATCCCACTCTTTAGCTCGTTCTTTATTAGCACAGCGAAGAACATGAAACTCTAGGTATGTCCATTCGTCTCTAGGCTCAAAATCACCAATCATTCTTTATTCTCCATTAAAACGGTATTAATTGTGGTATCTTTGGTGGTGCTTAGCACAAAACCATTTATTTTTGAAGTTCTCATTTTTAAACCTCAAAATGGTATTTCAATTTCTTCATATGCTTCGCAACTGTACACCAGCACTTCAGTCGGCGGTTTAGCTTTAAACTTTCCGCACAAATCGTCTGCAAAACTCCAATAAGAGCAGTTGAGACAATTGCGATAAGGAAAGTCTATTTGACCAGTTCTGAAAACTTTTTCAATAGCGTGCTGCACAGATCGCTCAGCACTAGGTCTTATTGTGGGCATTGGTTTCTTATATGCCATAGATAGCTCTATGATTAGGGTGAATTTTACCAGTGATTGACCAATACCAAAACCAATAAAAACGCCTAGCAAAGCATTGAGCTTTAAATTCTGGTGACATCTCTAAAACTCTACCCCTAAAACCTCTGGTGATAATCGTCCTTTATATCGCTTATTCACATGAACTCGAATTCGCCTAGGCTGCCTCAATTCGCTGGTTACTTTTAAAACATCATCAACAAAGTGTGGAGGCTCTGACGTATGACGTTGCCTCCACCAATCAACAAAACTTTTTCTAAAGCTAGCCTCTGGAAATACAAATTCATCAATTCCATTGATACCGCAAAAATAGGTAACTTTTAAATATGGATTTTTGCCTGTACGACTTTCTTTCTTATTGTAAAGCATATAATTTACATCAAAAGTTTCAACTTGTATAGCCTCTGGTTCTCGAATTAATTCGTCGGTGCCTGCTCGCTCAGTAATTTTGACTTCAAACTCAAACGGCTTTCCGCAGACTTCGCATCTAACTGCTTTGATGTGGTGATATACACCACAAGCTTCACAGAGCTTGATCGGAACGGTTCCTGTTTTATCGCCTTTCTTTTTAGGCAGCACAGGATCATTCACCGGGCCTAATCGCATCGCGTTCTTAGCGAAGTCAAGAACTAAGCAATCGCGCTTTTCTGGCTCAGGTCTAGTGCCTCTGCCAAGCATTTGTATCCAAAGACTGACGCTCATCGTAGGTCTGAGCATAACAATCATGTCGATACCTGGATGGTTAAATCCAGTTGTCAATTTCCCGTAATTTACAATAGCTCGCAGCTCGTATTTTTTAAATGCAGCGATTGCTATTTTATTGTAATCAGACGATTGCTTAGAGTGCACCGACGCGCAATCAATTCCAAGCTGAGTGAGCATCTCCGCTATGTGATTAGCATGATCGATGCCTGATGCAAATATCAACCATGATCGTCTATTCTGACCATGATTGATAGCCTCTTGCAGGGCTTTCCAAGTTATCTCTGCTTTATCAACTTCATGCTGAAGTTGAGAAGCTACAAACTCGCCTTTCTGCATCGCAACGTTACTAACATCTAACGAGACTGATGTTTTCTTAGTAACTAGTGGCGCCAAATATCCGTCAGAGATCAGCTTGTTGAAATTCTCCATGCTCGTCAAATCATGAACAACTTCATTCCAAAGCTTACCCTCTGTGAGCAGACCCATCCCCATACGAAATTGTGTCGCTGTTAATCCAATGACTTTCAAAGCTGGGTTGATAGCTTTCATCTCAGCTATAAATTTTAAATACATAGACGCTTCTTCATCCGAAATCAGATGCGCTTCGTCTACCCACAATATGTCGCGATGACCAAACGGAGCAGCTCCTAACCTAGCGACACTTTGAATTGTGCCATAGATGATCGGATCGACAATAGATTTGCTCTTCAAACCAGCGCTGTAAATTCCAATTGGTGCTGTAGGCCACACGCTTTTTAAGGCATCGGCATCCTGTGCTACTAGTTCGGATGAATGCGTAAGCAGCATGAAGCGCTGATTAGGCCAAAGCCGCATAGCTTCGCGGATGAAGATAGCCGGGCAGACGCTCTTACCAACACCAGTAGGCCAACATAAAAGCACATTGCCTTTACCGCCGTTGGTGTAGTAGCTCCACAGAGCGTTGAGCCCGTCTATCTGATATTGGCGAAGCTCAATCATAATTACAGCGGTATCCATTCATTGCAACCACTCTTGATGAAGCTCTCAGGAATTACACCAAATTTAGAGCACGCCCATGTGCCGTTTTCTGTAGGCATGCTATTCTTACATGATCGGCAATTCTTCAGAGGGATTTTATTATTGTGGCAAACGTTCTTTAGAAAGCACCACTGGCATTCTTGATAGGCTGGATTGTTGCTAATGCGCTCTGGAGGATTTGGGCTGAGAATAATCTCCTCAGCTTTCTTTTCCAATTGCTTCGCGTAGTTCCAATCGAGCTCAACAATTTCAACTTGTATGTCATCGTCATTCTTATTCTCTGGAAAGTAAATTCCATATTGAATGTTTAGCTTGTAGCCGTATGAGCACATCTGCGCCCAATGTTGAGGCTTAGCTTTCTTCAATCCGTGTTGAACATAATACGTGAACGATTTTGTATTGTGAGTTTTAAACTCAGCTAGAAACGGAACGCCGGAATGCCAAGGCGTGATGACAACGCCATCACAAGAGCCACCATAGTGACCCATGACACTAGTCATACGGAATTGCTTTCCGTTAGTGTCAAAGCGGTGAACTGTGCAACCAATACCCTCAAGATAATTAATATATTTTTCTTCCTCACGATGACCACGCGCAAACAATCGGCGCATACGTCCATCATGAGTTTCTAAATCAGCCCAGCGGAATTTATACCATAGTTTGCGCGAGCATTTATCGCCAATCTCAGAAATACCAAGATGATTTCTATGCTCAGCAGGATAGGTTTTAATTGACCATTCCTCAATACCATTCTCGATATTGGCTTTGATTTCTTGAAGGTCGAAACGGTTAAGAGTTTGCATTAATCAACCCTCAGCTTGCTAGCGAGAGCATAGATAAAACGCTCATGCAGATATGGAAACAATTCGTTGATTGCGTATTGAGCATTCATTTTAATTTGTGGAGCAGGAGCAAAATAGCTAATTTGTAAATCCTCAGCTTGCGCATGTTTCAATGTAGCAATCACACTATAATTATTTCCTCGTGCTAAAGACCCTCTAATATCAGCTACAGCAGGAAGAATATAGCTAGGAGGCATTTCAGGAGTATAAATCTCTGTCTGATCTATAGCCATTATTGGTGTGAATGTATTTGCATAATGTTGAAATGCTTCTTTTAAATAAGCATTTTCAGCTTTAAGCCTTTTGTTTTCGGCTATTAGCAAAGCTTCCTTTGGCGTATTGAAATCCATTGTACTATTCCTATTAAAAAGAGGCTTGCTAGTAGGGGCAGGATCACCAGCAAGCCTCAAGTTGTTACGCCTCTTGTGTTAGTCTTTGTGCGGCGTAATTACTGACCCCATGGCGGAGATTGAGGAGCACCACCGTTATTCTGCGCCCATTGTGGGGCATTCTGCGGAGCCTGTTGCGGCTGATTACCGCCCCATGCAGGAGCAGAGCCGGTCTGTGGCGCGGCGGCTTGAGAAGGCTGCTGAGCACCACCATTCCAACCCTGTTGAACCTGTGGCCCTCCCTGCTGAGTCTGAGGCTGATTAGGCTGGCCCTGCTGCTGAGCTTGCGCCGGTCCCTTACCCGGTTCATTGCCTGCCATGTCGTAAATCTTTTTAATTTCGACATAGCCACCTTCAGGCTTTTCAGCGCTAGGTTCATGGCCCTTTTGGAAACCGATATCCATAAGACCCTGAGCACCGCGCAAAGCAGCACCGTCATTTTTAAAATCAAGCTGAAAAATGCCTGTAGCATGACACAACGCTGAAAGCTGTTCGTTAGCAATCTTGCGTGCCTGCTCACTCTCATTCCAGAGATTATAATTGAATTTAATGGAGCCAGCAGGAGAGGTAAATTCAACCTCAAATAAACCTCCCTTTGGCGGCTGTCCCGGCTCAGTCTTTACAGCCTTCGCCTCTGTGCCAGTGATCTTAAATGGAAACTTATTTCCAACAGGGTGCCTTCCTCCACCTTGGCGCGGTTGAACTTGGCGAGCGTCGAATGTTGCGTCAAAAGTCATCAGTTTAAATCCTCTTCAACAGTTGGTTAAGTTGCTTGATACGAGCTTTTACGATAGTGCGAAGTTCAAGCCTCTTATCAAGAATATCAGTTATGTTTGCCAGAGTGAGAAGTTCCTCTGTGCTTTCCTTCTGATATGGCCCTCGTTTAGTGCCCGGTTTAACACCGCGCTTTTTTGCTTTCTTGACCATTAACCCCATCCTTGCTGGCTATTAGTTTCAGCAACCGGCTTTACAGTCTCTTCCGGCCTAGGATCACTTTCAATTTCAGGAGTGTCCTTATTCAAACGCTTCACAAGATCATGCAAGCGTGCTGAATTTTCTGGCGTCGGATCACTATAAATTTTACCAGCAGTATTGTTGATAAGACACTTCAATTCATCTTCAGTAACTCGGAGCATCCATGTTTTCATTTTAAATCATCCTTTGATAAAAGCTTCAAATTTTTTAGCTGCTTCAACAATTCTATTAGCGTCTGAAATGTTCCTTCCTTCATCATCGTAAGATTGACCAATATTAGCCTTAATAGCCATTTCAACAGCTACACTGCGAATAGACATAGCTTGACGCTTTTCGTCGCTCGTACCTTTATGCAAATCAGCTTTAGCTCTTGCATCATCCATATTAGACATTTCCCATTACCTTCTATTCTTGGTTCCAGATTTTAATTCCGTCTAAGCCTTCAATTTCTCCGACTGTATTATTTTCAATGAAAATACCAGCCAGTTGAGACTTAATTAGATTAAATGTGCTTTCATCTTCAATAGCTATCGTAAATTTTGCTAAACCTCCACTATCTTCTATAGCAGCTTTTAAAGCTAAAAGTGCTTCCATCATTGGCCCATTACCTTCGCTACTAGTTTTGTAAAATCAGGCGGTTCATAATCAGCTAGAGTGCCTGTCCTATTTCTAGCTGATATCTCATATGTCCCATTACATTGAAAAGCTAATGTTTCACCTACGCCCGGTATCTGCGTTTTAGCGAGCCTCAAAATGCAATCGTATTTGTGAGGGATTTGTGTGGGCAGATATTTGCCGGGATAGTATGGTCTGCGTTGTCCGCTTGGAAGCACTTCCTCTTTAGCAATAAGGTACATATGCTTTTCGCGCATGAAATACAGACGTTCAAGAAAAGGATAAACCCAATCTGCCATTTCTCCATACTGCGCGAGACCATGCTTAGCTTTACTTTCGCTTAAACCAATATCGCACATTTGGCTAGTGCTATCTATAGCGAGTGTATCAAATTTCTTTGCTTCCGATGAATGCTCAAACCATTTAAAAAATTCGTCAATCCTAGCCTTGGTACCTCCAATCCATGTTGGCACATTGCTAGTGTTCATCGAAAGCAAGCCCGGCTCAGTAGCTAAGAGCACTGGATTAGGAGCAGTATTAATTATAGGAGTTTTTGCGCTACCGGGAGGGCCGTAGATGATGCATTTTGCGCCGAATGCTTTCGCAAATTCTCGCGCTGGTCTTAGATCATTTACATTCATATCTTGAATATCACTTCTTTTTAAACTTCTTACACCAGCCATCAGGATTGATTTTACCCTGCACAATAGCGCATTCAGTTTTATTGATATAGTGCTCACACAAAGAACAATGTTCCTCTGCTGAGCCTTCATCAGTATATTGAACTTGATATTTGCGATAGGGTTTGGTCATGATTTATCAACCATACATCCATGCAACATAATGCTATGCAATGATATCGTAAAATTAGTGTGATTTGGAATGTTTTCTGCTGCTACTTTCTTAGCAACTTCTTTTTCCCAGTAGGCTCCGACAAACTCTTTTGCTCCTCCTGAGAATGTTTTTAAAATTATAAAAATTTCTTTTTCGTTAATGCGTTTAAAATCATTCATTTCTTTTTCGCTTTCGGTTCAACTATCGCCAGCGTCGGAGCAGCATCAGTAATAGTAAGCATTTCACTGTTTACAATCTCAAGAATTGCTTTAGCGTCTTGGCTACCCTTCTCAGCTTCCTCTTGTAGCGTTGTATACTCAGTCTTGAGGAAGTTAGGCGTCCAAGACACTAGACGCTCAGCAATGAAAGCGCCTTGATTACCAACCTTTGCAATCTTATCGAGAGCTTTATCTACAGCGTCGTTATCTTTCAGCTTATAATTAAATTTAGTGACTGCCTTAGCAATATAACCACCGCCAAGCTCTACGTTGGTTGTGCCTTCGGTTTTGGCAGGAACTAAGAATGCGACGCAAATCTTGCGATACTCCATTTCCAGTTCTTTAACAGCCTTTAGATTGGTCTCAGCATCTTTCCATAGCATCAACATTCCATCCTGATTAACAGGATAGTTTTTAGCTGTTAGTGTTTGCTCAATCTCAGGAGTTAGCCAGCTAGGCTTTTCCTGTGCTGGCTGTTGCCAAGCTGACCAACTATCGCTCATTGCTTTACCTGCTTTTCTATAATAGTTATTTTCTGACCACAATCAATTGGCTCAGCACCTTCTGAAAATAGAACTACGTCTACGCCATATTCAGCTAATTCATCCAATAGCAATTCAGAAATTTGACTTTTACCTGAGCCTCGTGAGCCTTCAATGATAATCGTGATTGGCCCTTTGATATTCATTAGTTATTACCCCATGTCTGAAGCAGTTTGCTAGCATCTGAAGCTCCATTCTGCTGCTTAGTTTTCATATCATCATCAGCCTTTTCAATGCTTTCCTCGATAGGTTTAGCATCTTCTTTGCTGACAATTTCCTCAACAGTGTTGAGTTTACCAGAACGATCGAATAGGAGGGCTAGCCTAATGTCGATCAGGTCTAGGAAAGCATCATCCTCAGACTTCCAACCTGCAATGCCAATCGTACTATTGTGGGCATTAAGATAAACCGAGCGCATATTATTACGGCATTGGTCCCATAGCGTTCTATCTTCAGGACTAAGAGCTTTAAGAACCTCGCGAATGTCTGGCATCAATCACCATAATGCTTAAGATTAGTCAACATCACTGTTGCAAATTCCATAGCTTTAAA